CCACCTGAACCCAAGATAGTCAAAGGAGCAAAGGCAAGAGTTTGAACTGCAAGTTCTCTCGGAGTTAGCTTAACCGAAGCCTTGACTTTGTTTAACCAAGTTCTCGTATCTCCCTCGTGCGAAGTTTCAGTCCCAAAGACAGCATTAAGAATCTTACCAAGATACTCCTCCCCAAGTTCGGGCACAATTCCATCGTACCCGCCTTCTTTAATTAACTTCTCCATGAACGTCGCAGTCGTCCGACCTTTCCCGCCAGTGATCCAAGCCTTTTCGAGAGCCTTGTGGACCTTATCAACTCCAAGTTTCTTTGCAATCTTTCCTAAAATAGGAGCAAAGATTACTTCCCCGGCTTCTTCGGTCAAGTTCTCAAAGGCTACACGTCCGATAGCTTTAATCCAGGCCGTCGCAGGTTTGTCAGTCTCCTCGCCTTCGACATTCATATTACCATCTTCGTCGAAGGACACGTAGTCTGGAAGTCCTGATTCAAGCCTCTCAGCTATAACAGACTGAGGAGTTAAGGCTGTTCGACCGACACCTCTTGCTCCTAACTTAAGTGCTCCGACGCTTATCTTCCTCAAGATACTTGCCTTCTCAGCCACAGTCCCTGCAGTTGCAAGAGCAGGAAAAACCGACTTAAGGAATCCCCCTGCGACAGCAAACTCTGTCATCCAAGCAGGCATGTCGGAGATAACTTCAAGAGCCTCGAAGGGAATCGAAGTCCCTCGTCGAATACGTTCATCGATGGCAGAGAAGTGTTCGGCAAGGACAGCTCTGTGTTCTTTAGTATCCACCTTTTGCCACACAGAAGGACGGTAAGCTCGAACTTCCTTTCCTCTCTTGTCAGTATACGCAACAGGCTGTTCGAGGTCACGCATTTGTTTCTTGGCTTCCTCTTCAGGAATTTCCCCCTCGTCGAACTGCCTTTGAATCTCTTTTCCCTGAGCATTATACTCAAGCTGTCCAATTGCACGTTGAAGCCCCTGTGCCTTGATGATTCGATACGAGAACCGTGCGAAGGGAATCTTAGAGATATACTTATGCCGAGCAATAGTTCGACTCAGGGGGTCTTCAATGTCACCCCCACTTCCGAAGAACGGACGTGTGAAGGAGTTAAAGACTCCAATAGGTTCCTCTTTGACTTCAACCTGCGGACGCTCAAGTCCAAGAGCCTCTGCGAGAGTCTCTTCTTTCTTTTGACTTCCATGCATCAGAGCCATAATATCATCAGTAGACGCCATCTTTAGTTCTCCAGATGGGATTAAAAATCATGCCGATTCAAGTTTTGAATTCCTTCGATTGTCTTATCATACCAACTTCTACTATCATACTTAGCCTGGTTCGTTCTTTCCCTTATCCTTCTATCGACACGAACTTTCTGTCTATCCACGTAACCTGAGGTCCTTAGATGATTAGCGATAACTTCTTTTTGTTCTTCAGTAAGACTATCGATCACTGACCTTGGAATGTCTTTGTCAAGGTCGATGTCTCTAAGATAACCTTCAAACTTCTTTCTCTTTGAAGGGGTCTTAAACGAAAGTCCCTTAGACAACGTGGTATACTTTGAGGCCACCTTCTTCCTCTGCGCGATGTCTGCAAGGATTCTCGAAAACTCTTCCGCAGGACTTATAGGAACCTCGTGCGGAGGAGGATTACCTTGTGTGATAGCAAGAGTATTCTCGTTCTTTTGCTCGTCAGTCAATTCCTTCGCCTTACCCTTCGTTCCGATACCGTAGAGAAACGGAGCAAGGTCAGGTCGAATTTCGAGAACATCAGCTACGATTTTCCTCTGAGCTTTCGCTTGATCTGCTGTGCTTCCTTCGAGAGGGAAGTCCTTATAGAGATCATATACTTCTGGATTTTCTACCTTCAACACCCCTCGATAGGCTTCCTTTTCTTCTACTGTAGTGCTGTCGTTTGTAAAGATTTGATGTGCTTTCTCTCCTGATGCAAGGTTTCTCTTGTCACTGTTATCTTGTTTTGTCCTCTTTGCAACCCTTTGGGCTTCCTGGCCTAAGACAATCTTAGTCTCAAGCATAGTGTTATTAGCCTCAAGTTCCTTCTTCATATATTCAACTTGAGCGTCAGCATTCTCATTCAGATGCTTCTGCATAAGATTCGCTTTAGTCTCTCGAACACCGGCCTCCGCAACCTTAGCCCCTACGCCAGCTTCAGCAGTTGTTGCTGAAGCTTCTCCGACACGTGCTCGGCTTTGAAGAAGTGACTTCTCTAAAGAGTGCCTCTCCTTGTTGTTAGCGAGAAGTCGTTTATCCTCATCTTCTGCCAATTGACTATGAATAGCTCTTGCATGCGCGGTATCTTTAACTTCACCCAGCTTTATTTTTGAAAGCTCAAGTTGAACCTCTCGCATTGCTTCAGTAGACTTTGCAGAAATTGACTTCTGTTTTATAAGCTCCTCTTGAAGAGTCAACTGCTTGAACTTTGAAATCGAATTAGCAAGCCCAAGGATTGCACTTCCCGTAGAAGCTTTCCTCTGACCTCCAAGTTGTCCTAAGAATTGAACAGCCATTAGAAGAGCCCTCCAATTCCGCCCGCTACTGCACCTATTCCAGCTCCGATTCCAGTGCCAATGCCGGGGACAACTGACCCTATCTGACTCCCAATATACGCTCCTCCGAGTCCACCCTGAACAGCCCCTCCAAACCCTCCGGATTGATTACCTTGATTCTGATAGGCAAGTGTCTGATTCTGACCAATATAGTTCAACCCAAGGTTAAGATAAGGATTCGCCCACGGTTGCTGCATCTGCCAGTTTTGTCGTTGGGCTTGGTCAGCACCTTGCGCGACAGCGAGAGAACGGTTCGCAGCACTCTCGGCAAGTTGAGCAGCGAGTGTTCTCGTATCAAGCTGCGCCTTTCCGAGGAGTTCGGAGTATTTATCATTAAGGTCTCCAAGACCCCTCCCCAGAGCATCACTCCGTCTCGATGAGAAGAGTCCACCTGCTCCTGCAAAGGCTTCGTTAAGTCTTGGTTTAATCTCTCGATCAAACTCCTTGAGCATAGGAGCTTGCACCGCCACCTTCATCCATCTGGCAGTATCTTCTTCTGATAGACCGTATGCCGGAGCACCGGAGATTGCCTTTAACAAGACGCCATCAATCTGCTTTCTTAACTGCTCCCCCAGAATCCCCCTCTCCGGGAACCCCTCCACTCCTCCCTTCAACCCCTTCTTCAACAACTGTTTTATCAGCTCCGAGATCGACTTCTGCCCTGAGGTTAGGGCCGGCATCGTCTCCATCCCTCCTGACTCCTGTCCCATCGTTTGTTTCCTTTCCTACAAGAACTCGATGATTCCCTTTAACCAACTCGCCTTCAAGGTCTTCTGGAATCTGGAACGACAACACGTTGGAGAATATCTCAAAGTTCCATCTTCGAAGGAAGGCCTCAGGGCTTCGTTTAGACTCTGCTCGAAGCTCCATTCGTCCTATCGACTCGGTCCATAGACAAAGTCGAAGGAACATTCTATCCGGAGTTTCATTGTCTTCAAGTGAACTCCATGCTTGGAGCACAAACACATGATTCTGCTCTGGAGGTGCAACTGCAATTAAAAACGCTTTCAAGTCTTCCCCATCATACGCTTGCAATATGAAGGTAGATTCAGGAGTGCCGGTCAACAAGGTCTTTAACGCTCCGGCAAAAGCCTCTTTAGAATAATCTCCATCCGAAAGAAGATGCTCCATCATCATATCAACTGCTATCGAGTTCTTCGCTTTGATCAATCTCATCTTCAAGCTCCTTCTCTCTTAACTTAAATTAGGAGGTCCTCAGTAACAATCCTTGGACCACTCCACATCCACAAGAAATACTGATACTCAGCAAAAAAGTTAGTTGACTCGAAACTTAATGTTCCGTCAGCATTATATTGAAGAGCATAATCTCCATACGCTCCAGCTGACCCGGTTTGAAGGTCTGTTGGAGTAACAAACCCATCTCCGATAAAGAAAGATGCGTCTGAAGCGTATCCATTTAGTGCTGCTTTAACTGTTGCTTTATCGTCTTTTTGCCATTGATAGAACATATGAATATTACGACCACTCCAGTTCTTATCACTAACAACAACAGTTCCGTTTCCAGTAACTCGAATCCATTTGTTAACAGAAATACCTGCAAGGTTCGAAGTTGATGGAGAGTCTTCAGCAATTGAATCAGCCATCGCTTCACCACTAACATGAGACCATTGTCTCCTTAGATACGTATGAAGGTCTCGAATATACTTTTCAACATCTTCATCCGCCTTCGGGGGCATCAACGGAAGCGGTTCAGCACTAAGGATAGACACAAGACTCACGACTCACCTCCCTCGATGAACCAACTTCTCAACCATCTTAGACTAAAGTGTCCTGTCGTGGAGCTTACTTTGAAACGAATTGTCTTCCCGACGACATCGATAAAGACTTTCTCCCGAGTCCACGAACTCTCGAGGCTAATACTTCTCCCAAGAGTCCACGAGCCTCCTTGATTCGTTGAGTAATAAACATCAACTGCGGTTCCCTTGACGTCAAGTTCAACTTCAATCCATCTGGCATAGAGGGAACCAAAAGTCGCAGGAACCGCAAAGTCCATAGACTCCCAGGAGCCTTCGTAAGTAGTTCCATCATCTTCGAGAGACGTGTCGTCGTTGTAAAAGACCTTTCCATCTGAAGTTCCTATCGTCGGAACAAACGCACCCTTTTTCGACCTCGCGTCCTCCCAGGTCATTCCCCAATCCGACCAACTCATCGTTGAAAGGAAAGTCGAGTTCCATGTAATTGCATCGTGTCTTTGATACAAACCCATCGCTGTTGGGCGGTCAGTATATTCAAGAGGAACCCATCTATGATTCCGAGGGTCAGTGATGTCGTATTCGAATAGATACGTTTTCGAAGTCCCAACAGTCAAAGGAATCGTCCACCAGACAAGATGCTTCTCGGTGAACTCCATTCCGAACGCTTTATACGCTTCATCGACATCGACCTCGTTTCGGAGGCTTTGTCGAATCTCCCTCCCCATCGACCTCAGCCCTCTCGAACCATCAAACAACAAGACGTCTTCCTTTGTCATAACCAGGTGAAATGTCCCAATCGAAACGACCGACCTTGGAGATAGAAGTCTGACATTTTGGACAAGCTGTTCGAAGGAGTAAAGAACATCTCCTCCGACATATGTCATTACTCCTATCGAGTCTTCAGCATAGACAACAAGTCTGTCTCCAAGGAGAAGGAGCTTTTGAATATCCCCAACTGCATCCGCAAGGAGAGCCGTCCCGGAACCATAACTCGACCAATCCGTAAAGTCTCCAGCAACACTCCAATAAATCGCCTTCGGATAGTCCGCTGCAAGTTCGACATTCCCAAGAACAAGATGGTCTTTATAAACCTTAATCGACTTACACGTCTCAAACCCTGTCGGTCCTGCAAGTTGAACAAAGAACTCCGTCGTGCCATCCATGAAGAGAGGATGATCAAGGCCGTTTGCAATAAAGAGATACCGTCCACTTAAATCCGTTGCAACTTCATAATCCAACACATTCGACTCATCCCCAGTCCAAATTGCAGATGTCCTGATGTCGTCGAAGTAAACTGAGTGAACCCCTTTGTCTACATTTTGATACAAACCTATCGACACCGTAAGGTTCATCTCGTCCATATCCAAGTCACCAGCTGTTGGAAGGGACCTGACAAGCATCCACGTATTTGCTGCGATGGCCGGAACTTCAAACTCAACCCAGTTGTTCTGAGCACCATCGGCATCTTCACTTAAAACAACTGACCAGTCGCCAGCATCAAGGGCAACTGTCGAACGGAACCAGAACGACATTCCAGTCTCGGCTATCATATTAACAGCTGCAAAGTTATCATAGCAAACAAGGCCAGTTCCAAAGGCGTCTGCAAGAGTTAGTTTAAGGGATTCTGAACCGACCTTAACAAGAGTGGATTCGTCCGCAGTGGTCACATTAGCCGATGCAGTCCAATCTCCGTGAGTCTCACAGTCTTCTACAACTCTACCAAGAATTCTCCACTCTTCGTCTGTCGAGTTATATAGAAACCGACTTCTCGTCGTGACGGCGATGAATTGACTTACTCCAGCAAGAGTCTCAAAGTGAACGAGTCCAAGAATTGGATCTCCGACCGCGTCAGGTTGAGTAATCGGAATGTCTCCACCTGTCTCAGCGAAGTCTCGATAACCACGTCTCTTAGATAGTATTCCATCCGTAACCGTCGTATTCAAACTCTTCGGACTATACCGAGGGTTCAGCATAGTCGAAGGAATATCCGTATCAAGCCCTTGAATTGGGAAGATTGAATCCTGAGGCATAAAGCTCTTAGACGCACGTTTCACGTCTTATCCTCCCAGAGGAACGAACTGAAGCCGAGTCAAAGTCTCTGAACAAATGATATTCCAATAATCACCCTTCTTCACTGGGAATGTAATCGAAAGAGGTGCGTTTGATGCAACATAATTTCCTGCAACAAGCGTAATAGGAGTAGCATTTACATCAGTATATCCATACATCGACGCAGCTGCTCCCTTATAGTATGCTGTAACAATTCCATCTGTCGCTGCTTGATATCGAGTAGTCTGCACAAGAGTCGTGTTAACTGTTCCAATTCCACCATTCACCTTAACAAATTCGGTAGCTTTCCAAAAGTAAAGTTGTCCGTCGTCTGAGTCAATCCAAAACCTTCCATTATCGGCGGCAATAAGAGCAGTTAGAGGATCAACCGCAGCCCCTGAAACTCTTGTCGTCGGAGCAGTTGCCTGGTAGAAGGCCTTCGCACTTCCGGCAAGATGTTCACCTCCTGCACTTGACGCGGCAGGAAGAACATGCCCCTTTTCAAGCCTCTGCCTCACGCCTATCCGAAGGTCTCTAATCTCCTGAGCCCCAGCGTCAGCTGTCTCAGCATTAGTTGGGTCAGTCTCCGTCCAACCATCTCCAGTTCCATCATGTGCCATGACTTAACTCCTAATGTCCTGCAAACGGGTCAAGATATCTTTCACTCGGAAGGGTTAAACTTTCGGGAACATCAAGAGCGGCCTTAATCTCCATACGAACAACCCTTCCGTTTGCTTGAACAGCAACTTGGAAAGCTCTCTCTGCCATACGTTCCCAGGTAGCAGCCTTCTCGTATTGCTCCGTCGCGTTATACAAATATGCAGTTGCCCAATGGACAATCGCCGAGTCGAGGAGAGGCACTGGGTTCTCTGTCGTTGATGCCGAAAGGGTTCCACAGTTCGAGTATGTCGTAACCCTCACAGTATACGTTCCATCAGAGACAGGATAGAGATATAAGGTCCCAGTCTCCTCATACAAATACTGAGGCTTCGAAGTCGACAGTTCACTTACATCTGCCCATCGACTTGTTAACCAAGACTTCGACTTGATCCTCATAGGATATGACATCGTTCCATCGATAAGCCTTGCTTCTTCGATAGTCCTCATTGTCGAGGGAGCCGAGACACTTTCATCGTCGGCAACGATGGATAGGTCCGACTCGAGTCGAAGTGCCCTAAACTCGTGTCTCATTGTAAACTCTTCGAGTCCAAGGTCCAGACCTTCGATAATAACAGAGTCCTTATCCGTCCGAGCAGTTCGATTCTTAACCATCGCAAGAAGAGTTGCTCTTGTCCTGGCCATCTTATTCTCCTCTAATCGACAATCTTAGTCCAAGTCGTAGTCGTCGGAGCCGTGATTGAATCAACATTAGATGCGATGTAAATATCCGAAGCATCTACTGCCCAACACAATGTCCCGTTAGCATACGCAAGGTCATTGTCGTTAGAAGGAGTCGTTGCCGTAGAGCATATGACAGGAATCCCATGCTTTGCTGTTCCCGTCTCCTCAAGACCTGCAATCTTATCAAGCATCGTCTTCCAAAGTCTTGCTTTATTCGTCGGAAAAACCAGTGTGCTAGCCATCTCTCATCTCCCTAAGATAAAACCCCTTGGGGGCTATCAACTAAAACCGCCTTCACATCAAAAACATTACTTAAGACCAAAGTCTCAGGTCCTGTGAGCTTGAATTTCCATTGATACTTGAAGCTTTCAACAAACGAATTCCAATCTTCATCATCCTTAAAGTCCCAATAGTCTGAATCGTGTATCACAATTACGTCACATATCCTCGCACAAACCTTAGCACACCTCTTCCTTGACCCATAAGTCATCCCTGTCTCAGGGGAACTCGACCCATCAAAACATTGATCAATCAAAGCTACTCCAAACTTCCACTCTGCACTTTCCAAGAACTCAAGCACAGACTCCATACACAAAGCATGTCTAAACGAATGCCAAGGACACTCAAAGTCCTTCTGCATCATACCCAACCAACTTGGGTTTTCTTCAAGCGTCACAATCTTCCTTTGAGGTTTCGTAAACATACACAAACCATGAAGGAGGGGAGTCGAGACGGACCCAGTGCCTAACTCAAGAACATCTCCTTTCACCTGACTAATCGCAAGAGTAAGAGGAACGATATGAGTAGAAAAGTCATAGGTCATTTCCATGGCCTTCCCTCCTGAATCTCCTTCACCCGTAACTCCTCAACATTCCCATCCTCTACAACTATCGGAAACCCGAGATGTCCACATCTAACTCTTGCATCTCCAAGCACCACACCTCCAAGGGCGCGAACCTTATTGAAGAAAGTAACATCATCATAAACTATCGTCCCTTCGTCACTTGGCTTCATTTCAAACCAAGGCTGAGGACCCATGTTCTCTCGCATCCACTTCATATCAAGCAGTGCACATCCAAGACCGCACATGTCTATCTCGTGAATCCCTTCCTTCGCATCGCACTGTTGCATACCGCTTTCCGTATCCTTCGACCACACGCTTGTGAAGGGATACCCTCTTCGATAATAATGTCCACTTACGACAGCAGGTTTTCTCTCTTGCATAGTATTCATCAACAACCCAAACGCTCCGACTGGAATGGTCTGATCAGCATCAACAAACATCAGGTAGTCCACACCGTCTCGAATAACATCTTTAACAACTTGAATCCTTGCCCTATCATGCGGCATGACGGCAAGAGGAGTATAAACATAAACCTTACCTCTCCTGCCCATATCCACTGCGAGTAACAAGTCTCCAAGTAAACACTGACCTGGAAGTCCCCATAACATAGGTATCGCAAGTCCAAGTTTCAACATTCGCGTTCTCCTTTAATGAATGGGGAGGGAAGAAATCTCCCTCCCCACAAATCAACCTCTACAGACAGTTCACCAATCCACCATACAGTGTAGTGCTTGTCGTCGCACTAATCGCAACTTCCATCAACTGGATATTACGATTATACAACGGCTGCGTTGCCGCGTCTGCACTTAGATACGCGTTACCATTCACGCCCTTCATGTAATACCCAACCGCATAGCTTGTGCCAGTTGCATTCAGCACGCTAACGCTTGCGCAGAACCCAAGGACCTGAATCCAACCATAGTCATCGTCAGCAAGTGACGCGGCCATGATCACACCAGCCATCATACCGAGGTCTGCCGTGTCACACTTCGTGACGGTCTTAAAGACATCGGCTGCAGTAGCAGTTGATTCATAGAAAGCAATCATACCTACAGTCATCGCAGCCGCTTCCGTGTTCTGAACCCACCTGAACAAACTATCACCGACCCACCGCAACGTTCCGACACCTTCGAGATCTTCGTCGGACGTTTCAGTAACGAGACGGGTTCGAAAAATTTGCTTCTCCATCTCATTCTCCTTTCTACGCGGTATAGAGCCGACCATGACGTCTCAGCTGGTCCGAAACGATATTCATCGCACTTAAGATATGCGCGATTCTTTCGCCCTGCAGAGCAATAGGCTTCCACTCTGTCATGTCAAACCATAGCTGGGGATCATAGACAACATCGATGTAGTTGGTGTTCAAGAACAGCATGTTGTTAGACGTCATATTCGACGTCCAAATCATGTCTTGTCCTTTGAACTTCAACACATCAAAACCCAAATCAGCCATCTGTGAACCAGAGTTCTTTACGATTTGGCTCATATCGAGCGCAAAGTCCTCGTAAATCTCAAACAACCCTTGGTCACTGATAATCAGGTTCGGGCCTTCTTTTCCGTTTGCAATCGTGTTGAATAAGTTCTTCATATCCGACACGAGATTAACTGCAATCGGAGCAGTCGTTGCCTTGTATTTCGGGACCCACCACGCATTCGAACGACTAATCTTTCCATACGTTCCCGTCGCACGGGAACCATACGCAGGAACGATATCATTCAACCCTTGGATATTCTTCCCAGTTTCAGCCGTCACGACAGCCCGGAGAACGTCGGCCTCGTATTGCTGTTCGAGGGCTTCCCTCGCTGCCTGAAGCCTCGTGCCAACATACGACTTGATCTTAAACTTTCCGTTGTTCTTCTGATCGTCGAAAATCGAACGCTGGACGTGTGAACTCAAATATCTCCAAGTCCACATAGCCATCGTTTCGAGAGACGGTTCGCCCTGTTCAAAAGTATCACCCTTCGTGACTGCCTTCGTTGACGCTTCACCATACCGAACAGTCCTGGTAATATACTGTCCACCAACCTGCGTCTTAAAGCAACCCTTCTCACGAAGAGCCACCCAGACAACAAGAGCGTCGAGGATATTATCCACCGCTTCCGGTCGGATTTCATACCACGTCGAAACGAAGTAGTCATCGATGGTCCGGGTCAAGCTCGGAATTGCCACCGTTTTCTCCTCTTAAACTACTTTATGTCGAGTTGCACACGGTCTTGAGCCTCGTTGAGAAGCTGTTCAAATCCTTGCCTCCCACGAGCTAAAGGCGTGTCTCGCTCGACCTTCTTGCCAACTCTTGAGGCCGTCGTCGTCGGTTTTTCCGACGCTGTCTTGGCCTTACGTGAACCTCCCTCACGACGCTTTGCCACAAGGTAGAGTTCTTCGACTGTAAGCTCAGGGTTTTGACCATTCAACGCAACCATTTGTTCTTGGAAGTCGTCGAAGTCGTCATATTTCTTCTTCGCCTTGTCGATTTGTGTCTTGACCGTGGTTTTTCTGCCTTCTTCTGCAAAGGACAAGGCATCGTTTACCTTGTTCATAACAGGTTTCAGCTTCGCGTCCAGGGCCGTATCCACGACATGCGCAAGTTTCTTCGTCATATGCTTAGCGAACTCTTCGTTCGTTAGCTCGTCAAGGTCAACCTTCTCGTCAGGGTCTTCGATAACCGTCTTCTTCAACGACTCCTCGAAGTCAACAACCTTAACTCGTCGGCCTTCTTGACGTGCATCCAAAACCGCACGCACATTTGGATCACTTAACAGCCTCGCAATCGCCTTTCCTTCGTCCGCCTTCTCTTCCACCTTTGTAAGTCTATTTTCAACCTCGTCTTCAAGGGAGGACTTGTCCTTAGTCTTGTCCACCTCCGCAGGCTTAGTAATATTCATATCCAGTGCTTCCCTGGAAACGAGAGGGGCATCGTCTGTGGACGTAACCCTGTCACTTAGCTTCGGCATCTTTCTGTTCCTTCCTTAGTTTAGATTCTTGAACTAATTTCGCTCTATACTGACGATACAAAACCTTTGCAAGCCTGAGTACTCGAAGTAAATCCCTTGGACTGAAAGGGTCCATGAGGTCCGCAGAATCAAACTTACCTTCCCACTGTCCGTTGATTAACTTCAAGATAACTCTCTTGCTCCAGACCTTCTTCGTTTCTACACTCACAACAGGGCTCCTGATTCAAGGTTATGTTCCCTGCAATAATCTTGCAAGGACTTCTTCGTTTCAAATCTCATCGGTTCGGAAGCTATGTGATCGAGAGTAATAGGCTTCCAACTATCGCGTTGGGGAGTGTATACCTCAACGAACTCCATAACCTCTCCACACTTCGGGCACTTAATCTTATCCCGCCGGTTGCGGACCTCCCGCAGAACCTCCACCACCACCTGGTCCACCGGGCACTTGTGCTGATACATTGGCATTCGCTGGACTCCTCGACGTTTGATTAAACAATCCGGCTAACTCCGGATCGTTGAAAGCATTCACGAGATATTGTCTAAGGGCAATCGGGTCAATCATCGGGTCTTGAACAAGGGCTGCATACATTTGAACAGCCTGTTGTCTCCGAGATTCGACAGACATCCCTGGTTCAGACGAGAAGTCAACATCATATGCGTATGGACCCTTGAGGTCTGTTCCTCTGAATCGAACCCACTTCTCGATTCCATCCTCTCCAAGTATCTGTGCCCATCGAGGAAGGGTCCAAAATTCAAAGATGATTGAGTTAATCTTCTTAAACGTCGACTTGTAGACTTCCTTGATAATCTTCTCTCTTCGACTCATCCTAAGGTCTGAACTCTTTCCGACTATCAACGACTCCGTTGCAGTCCTTCGTCCCTTTTGTTCATACTCACCCATCTGATTCCTTGAGAACCCAACAGCTTCACGGGCATTACGTCTCACGTATTCTGAATCCATGTAAAGAAGCTGGTTGTTGTTTGGAGCAGTGATAGTCTGAATAGACTCCGCAATCGTGTTCCCCTGCTTAACCTTAATTCCACTTCCGACCTCAATAGACAGAAGCTTCTCAAGGTCGTCCACATCCATCGCGCCTTCTTTGAAAAGGAACTTAAGGACGGATAGTCTTCGTTGTTTAGTTGTCTGGATTGAAATATCCGACAACTCCGCCTGAGCTTGTTTCAGATAATAGGCATCTGGAGTAGTCCAAAAACATCTTGCAGAGGGTGTCAACGTAAACGAGACAAAAGGAACCCCGTGAGTCTGAAGAGCATCTTCATCGTTCCGAAGGAACTTCTTATGTCCCGTCGCAACTACTAGAATCTTCCCGGACCTCTTATCCCTGATCTCAAACATCTCGACAAACTCAGCCTTGCCTTCGTTACTTCGGCGAAGTTGTCCTCCGACCGTTTCCCCTGCTCGATAAGGCTTCGTGACAGTCTGATACGACTTGACATAGTCTTCCATCGACATAACTGGCTCAAGGGACGAAGTGTTCTCATACTTCGAATCAGCCTTGACATCCTCGATGTGTCTAACGACTCGATGGATAACCCAGGGAGAACGTTCAAGTGATACACCCGTTCCGAAGGGAACGAGGAGGTCGTGAGGTAAGACCGCCTTCACCCACGGCATTCCAGGGCGGACAAGCGAGTCGAACTCAAGTCGAGAGCCCTTCTTGTTGAATTGTGAAAGTGATATACCCGTTCCTTCTTGGAACTCTAAATCAGGGTCCCACCCAAACTCGGAGTCGTAGCCTATCTTCAACGTCCCACGTCCCCAAAGATACGCATGAAGACTTGCTGTCTCTACTTCCGACCCGACGTCGAGGTCTTGAAGAAGTTCATTATCAACACTCTCCAGAATCCTTATTGCCTCAGGATTCGACCGTCTCCGAGCCTTTACCATGATATGAGGATTTGGAACATTAAGGGACGAAAGGAGTGAATCTCCTGTTCCCGCTATAATATTCGGACCCTCGTGAACTGAACCCTCGTGAGTATTGTAGAACAACGCTTCAAGAGAAGCCCAAGATTCCTCCAATCCATGAAGCCTCCGGTATTCCATGGCGTTCGAAATCTCATTCATCCAATCATCAACATCGAGTTCTTTCCACATCAGGGTGTTTCCCCTTTGTCTTCGAGCTTGCTTACGATATATTCCCAATGCTCCGGAGGCATCGCTACCCATCCGCCTATGTCTTGAACAATCGAATCCTCTTTACCATTCAACAACTTCACCCTTAACACCCGACTTTCAAGTATCCTACACGGCATCCCTGGACCAACCATAACATAGATTGTCCTAACTTGAGGGCCTATCATGCACCCCAAAATCGTCCATGTTAATATCATCATTAGACAAACCGTCAGGAACTTCCGGCGCATGGACTTCCTCCTCGTGGGGTTTGTCCGTTCCCCACAGATACCCAATGACACTTAAGACTATCTTCGTGATTACAGCCCAGATCATTTATTCTTTTTCCTTACGGGACACTTCATACCTGCTGCCCTTCTTCGACCAACCTTCCTACTTGCAGAACCTGTTCCATCCCGTTTTCCTGGATTATTTCTTCCCATCTTATTTACCTTCTTTCCCAAAATCAGCAGCCCCTTGAGCAACCAGATACGCCACGATGAGTGCCGAGATCTCAGTCCCTGCCATTCCCCATTCTTGAACTCCAGAGAGCCCTGTCCCGACGATACCGATAACAGCACACGCCAAAACGACGAACTTCTTACTAAGGAACAATTTCTTAAACATTTCATCTCTCCCTTGTCAAAATATCCAAGACTTTAGTTTCCATCACAATAGCAGAGTCAACTGCTCTTATTGCAGCTTCAGATGCTCGAGTAGATGAAATCATAGCTTCAGTATTACGGCTTGTTTGATTTTCAATTCGATCAAGTGTTTTCAACACAGAAACTAACAACTGATCTCGTCCTGCGTCTACTCTCTCCAATGCACGGAGTCTATCTGCATGAACACACTGAGTATTAAAAACAATAGTCAATACAGCTCCAATTAGAAGGACCACAATCCCTCCAAGCCAAAGTTCAAACTTAAGTCTGTTTCCATTTTCAATCACACAAAACTCCTTAAGAGAATTGTCTTCGACTACCCTGCCCACGTCTTGCCCACGGAAGTCCAGGAACCCACGTCGGCGCCGTGACGTTGCCCTCCTTGTCCACCTCGGGTGCGGCAAAGCGACACGAACCACAGCACCGTGCGATTACTGCTTGCTCGATCTCGGACATCTTCAGCCCCCTCTCAGTAAAGGCGTCTTCTTCTCGGCCTCCACATACGACTCTGTCTTTCCGTCCAGGCCCACTTGAGTCAGATCGGCCAGAGCTCGGTGCAGCTTGTCGATGAACTCAAGCGTGCCAGGCCGATAGTGAACCCCGTTCCGGCTCACCCGCAGCCTCGTGATGTCGCATACAAGTTGGCGCATTCCCCACCTGGAACAAGACTCGGCGATCTTCCTCACGTAGTCCAGGGGCAACGACGCGCCGGGCTCTGCGTCCATCCCATCGCGCTCGATCTCGGTCGTCAAGCTGCTCCCCTTACGAACCGCCAAGCCGACGGCATGTAATCAACTCGCCGGTCTTGGTGTGACCCGCCTCGCCGTAGACTACGTTCTTCTTCACGGATTCGACAGGCGGCTGCACGGCGTCCTGCGCTGAGTAATGCGCTGCCATCGAGAAGGCAATAGTGGCATACTGTCCGGCGATAGTGGCGTCCAACTCGTAAAAGACAAAATCGGTGGGCATCGTCACCCACCAATTGCCGATGATGGTGTGTTGCCCGTGAGCATGGACGGCGTCCGGCGGGTTGGATACACCGTCGGGGTCGCTGAATCCCGCTGTGTCATAAAGAGTCATCGTAGTGGGAGCACAGAAATCAGACTCTCCGGGCCCCCCTTGTGGTGTGTAGATGATGTCCCCAGCCAGGGTCACTGGGCCGTTCAGATACATTCCCTTTCCGGCTCCGAAGCACTCTATACCCCACGCCGGATACAGCGTTGCAAAGGCTGCATCGACTACGATTCCGCTCCACGTTACTCGTGCCGCTCCGCCATTCTTTCCCGGCTGGATAGAAGGAGTGACCACTGATGCCTCGAAGTGCGCGAAGTCAGTGCCACCACCGTCACCAGGATAGCCAGACATGGCAGCATCACCGGCGGTCTTCCAGTTGCCGTCGAGGTCAATCCGGTTGGATACCGGACCCTTCCAATAGAAATGTCTATCAGCCACGGGTTATTCCTCCTCTGCCTTTTCAAGAGCGGCTTCGCGTTCCACCTTCACAATGCCAGCCCACGCAACCCGTCCTTCACACCGGGCTTTCGTGGCCGCGCACTTGGCATCGGCGTCGTCCATGCGTTGTTGCATCCGCTGTTCGTAGGTCATTGTCGGATCCTCATTAGACTCTCGGCTTTACGACGCCACGATGTTCAGGTAGTAAGAACTCAGATCCTCAGTGACTTTAAGCCACACAGCCTTGATGGGATCTTTGCTGTGAACGGAGAGGACCATCGCCCCGTCTATCGCTGGACTCAGGGCCACCGGGCTTCCCACGAAGCTCACCTGGGCGACCGCGTCGGTGTCCAGCCAGTAGATGAGGTTCTGCCAGCGCGAGTTGATTCGCTCGACGGTGAAGGTGTCGCCGACCACCATGTCGTAGTCCAGGGCGTCGATCACCACGTTGTCGGCGTCGGTGTAGCTGTTGATCACTCGACTCACGCCAGCGTTGTTCCCTGTGAGCCATCGCAGCGTTGCTCCGGCCATCGGAGCGGCAAACGTGGCGGTGGCGTTGTCGCGCACCTCGGTCGTGTCGTTGCCAGTCAGACTCGTCACGACCCCCAACGTGCCAGGGTAGGCCTGCTCGGTTGCGTCCGGGCGGGGCAACAGGACGTGCTTGACCACTGTGGTGTTCGCTGGAAGAGCGAGACGAGTCTCAAGCAACAAATGTGCTGCAACGCCCTTAAGAGGACCATCATATGCATCAAGAGATGCGTTTACTCCCTCCGTAACAACCGAAACTGCTCCATCTCCACCTGTATACCATGCCATTAGTTAAACTCCTCCTTTAATTCTGCTGCCAGTAGGCTGTCGATGCGCTTGCAGCTGCATTCCCTTGTGCGACGAACCGGACGGCATAAAGTCCTTTAATATCCAACCACAAAAGTCCCACTCCTGCTGCCGGTTGAGATGTCATGTCTATTGAACACCCAAGGAGAGGAAACTCTGGAGATGTGAAGTCCGCTGAAACAGACGCCACAACGTGCCATGATGCGTCGGGGTGAACTTGAACTTGGATTTCAAACACATCAAAGGCTGCCGCTCCTGAGTTTGTAATCTCAATGGATAGTCGTTCAGCCCACGGAAAGACCTCGACAGTCGCAATAACGGTGTCCGTTGCATCTGCAATAACTACGCTTCCAACCGAAACTCCATAGTTATCGTGAATTACCTCTGGCCTCTTTGACATATCAAACTCCTTGATACTACCCTATGGGTTATATCATTAGTTAAAACTCAGCGTATCCCTCGTTCGATAGACATCAAAAACTCGTGAATCTCCTGAGTTCCTCTTTGCACGGTGTTTAAGTTCCTTGATTGCCAAGTCAATGGACAAAGGGTCAACATCGTTCTGTTGAATTTCCCTTGTCTTCGATGCATCCGAAAGCCCCCACAGTTCAAGTTGCGACGCCAAGTCGTCTAATACATCGTCGAACTCGCCGAGCGGGAAGGCAAGCATTTCGTTTAGGAGAACTGTCATGTGGGACTTAATGAGAATCATCCCATTCGAGAACACAGGTTGAAGTCCCTTGATTCGTTCAAACTTCGACCTCTTTGTATGCGTGAGGGATTGAACTTCGAAGAATACATTCTCCTTTAAGGACTTCTCCTTTATCCAATACTTAAGGGACTTTTGATACTGAGTAGTTTCAAGTCCAACCTTCACAGGATTCCATTTAACGACTTGGTCGAATAACATATCGAGCAAACGTCCAGGTGAACACCTTTCCCTCTTGTATTCAAGAACGTAAACACGTCCAGTCCGAAAACACTTACCACACGTGAGCACTACATTAAAGTCTGGCTTACCCTTCGAATCCGCAGGATCACCTGCCGGGTCAACGGTTGTATAACAGATAAGGTCCTTTGGAGGAGTCTCGTAATATTGAACCCATTCAGGCTGAAAGACCATATCGGTGCTTCGGACGGGCTTATTCAGGTAGAGGCAACTGAACATGTATGGACCTAACGAAGCTCTCAGTCCCTCCAAAACCTTCTTGTCGAACCTCTCCTTATACGTGATCTTCCCATTCTCATCAGCCTCGCCATTTGAGTTCTCAAGGCATGCTCTTGAGATGAAGGCAAACTGAGGTTCGTTTGCCTTCACCCAGGATAATAGGTCTTTCTCGAACCATCGAGTTCCAACGACGATGTTCTGACTTTCGCCAGGAGATACGAGAAGAGGAGTAACAAGCCTATGCCATCCGATAGCCTGATCAACATCTTCCTTCTTAGGGCAAAGATTCGATTCACCAAGGTCGTCGAGTTCAGGAGCCACCGTATCGTCTTCGGTGATGAGGTCATAATGCCTCGACGTAACTTGGGTCCAAACTCCTGCCGCCTCGAAGGTCGAAGTATCATAGGTTCCCGGCCTATTGAGACACAACGCTTCAGCTTTCCACGTGCAAGTCTTGTTTGGAAGAATCTCCGGAAACAGGGCTCTAAATAATTCGTTCTGTTCGACTATCTTCTTTATGACACCCAGTTTCTGAACAGCGTTAGTGAACGTGTTCTGAACAAGAAGTGATCTGAAGTTCGGATCTCGTATTGCCCGCCAAAGAGGATACGCTTCTGAACATACCGTAGTCTTTAACCATCCTCTCGGAAGGATAAACCCTTGACGAATAAGCGTCTTATATCTCTGAAGTTGATTACAAACGGGAAGATGAATATGAGGAACAAGCCAGTCAAATCCAAGAACTCCCTTGGCGAAGACATATAGGTCTCTTTTTGATAACTCCCGAAGTTTGCGAATATGGGTTTTGGTCAGTTTAGAAACGACCGCACCATGCTCGACATTTAACTCACTGGTCAATTAGTTTCGCCCTCTCGTCCTCCGCCAAGGAAGCTTCTTGAATAGCCACGTTAAGAACTTGGATAGAACCTTCGGAGATTACAATAGATGGCATGTCACTTCCGACAATTTTCTGACCCTTGTATGTTCGGTCGAGGATGTCCTTCGCGGAAGCAAGTTGGATGTGTTCTTTGTCTGAACTTAGTAGACTCACCTGGGTCTTAGCGGCGGAAACGGAAGCTTCTTCGAGAATACCACGTGCTTTCTCGAGGTGAACACTTCTACCTTCATCGTCTTTCTTATTTCTCGTATCTCGCCTACGTGCAATTTCATCTTGGAAAATCGGAGAGTTTGTAATCAACGAGATGGCCTGTTCAGTTAATCCGACCGTCTGAGCGATAGTCTTCCGTGAATGTCCCTCCAGACAAAGCTCCAGGACTTTAAAATGCCTCGGTAACAACCTTTGAAGTTCGTTTCCCACTTTGTCCAAATCCTCCAAATCTCCGCGTAAACTCGCGTAAACTCGCGTAAACTCGCGTAAACTCCGCCTACTTATAGAACGACTGGCGCAGCTAACCGAGACCTCGCGATAGGGACCTAAGACTTCAAAATCTGATACCCGAATAAATTCGTCCTAATCAGTATTCAGACCCCCCCTTGGGAGAGAGGTAGGTCCACTGGTAGGTGGCATTAGAAGATACAAGGAAGATGAAGAGAGTCGCTTGTCTACAGAAGAAGGAGAAGCTAAGTAACAGTAGAAGTAACGGCAGGAGTAACAACCTCAAGTAAAGGAAGATACCCAACACCGGTGGTGAGGTCACGCGATGATTCTACATATGTTCAATAGCTTATTCATGATACTATACAATCATGATATACCTATTATGGCAGTCAAATAATCGCCATAACCTGTTGATATCATTGAACTTACAACGCCTGCCATATTTGGATTCAACTCAACCGCCATTTTGGCACCTCGTTTGGGTTCTTGGATATACTTATACGAATACCAACGTCGTAAGTCCTTTGACCGTAAGGGTTTAAAGTTTTTAATTATCTAGGGCGATTTAGGGTAGTTTGGAACGGTAATTGCTTCTTATAAGGTTAGTAGACGAGAAAGTTCGGTTTGCTCTTTGACATTTTGGTTTACAGAAGTTTAAGTTGTTAAACCTTTTCTTTAGGAGATTGTTATGTTGAAGGAACGGACGAAAGAAGCGAAGGACCATGGTCATATCGTTAGCGTAACGTATGACTATGCGGAAACCGTTCAGGATTGGGTAGATAGCGATGTGGCCGAATCCACGTTGTTATCAAGGTTAAATCAAGGCGCGTATAACGCGGCCAAGACGAAGGCGTGTGTCAAGGTGTCGGCGGACGACTTGGCGAAGGAAATCAAGGCGATGTCGGCAAGTGACCCGCTTGTCTTTGCCGAGTTAGCCGGACAGGGTTTGCTTGTCAAGACCGCCGAAGCGAACATTCGCTCGCGCGGGTAGTTAGACGGTAGAATGGTGGGGAGGCGGACGACGCCTCCTTACCGTTTTGTCGTTTTCTGTTACCTAAGAGGAGGTTAGGATATGGAATTGTTTAAGTTAGACGTCTATTTTCTGGAAAGCGTCGCCGAGAGGTATGAACTTGCGATTAGAATAATCGAAAAGGCCGGGTTGCGGAGAGAAGCGTCGTTGAGGGATTGGGAAAATCAGTGTAAGGAATTACAAAAGAAAGTCGCAGACTGGCGAAAGGAAGGCGATTTGTATTAGGGTCGACGGTAGAATAGTTTGGGGGATGAAGTATTTGTCCCCCAAACTTTTGTGCTATCGGACACGAATCGGTTCTGGTATGTGGGAGGTTGGATAGATGACAGGCAAAGATCAAATGGCAAGGGACTTTAATATGGCCTTGATCGAAGGAGGTCCTTCTTATATGATAAAGAGTCTATTGAAGCTTGCTGAAGGCCAGGAGCAAATTACGGAAGACGGAAAGTGGTGGGTTGAGAAGATGAAAGAGGAACTTCAACGAAGGGAGGCTTGAGGTGGTCGACAAGGTTGAGGCAATAAGCGACGTGGAGATGGTGGAGAGGGTGAAGGACAGGAGTTTAATACAGAGAGGTGCAACGGCGTTGTTGAAGGGGATTTTAGTCTTGGGGGAACGCCATGTCTTGCATACAGTTCATGGACGATGGTGGGTTGGGGAGATTAGGAAAGAGTTGAAGTCGAGGGAGGATAGGACGTGAAGGACTCAACGGGTATGTATCTTATTGCTATTGTTTGTGCTTTAGTGTCCTTGCTTACTATCTTAGACGGAGGGTCAAACCCAACTTCCCGTGCGATATTACTCATGGGATGTATGTGGCTTGTTGGAGGTGTGGTTGTCAAGGTTATCGAGAAGAAGGGATAGAACATGAAGACCTTTATAGTTCGAAAGAGCCGCAAGACGACGAGTCGAGGGTTTAGGAGTGTTCTTCGAGATCACCGACAAAAGGGCCGGGTTGTGGTGAGGATACCTGAAGGGGCTCTCGTTATAGAGTATGATAAGGATTAGGTCGCTCGAAGGGCTCTTATCCCTGAGGCAAGAAACCTTGATTAGCCCACGACCCTTAGACGACCGCTTGACGACCCCTTAGGG